TGTAGCCGCCGGACTTGCGGATGCTGGGAAGCACTTCATCGAACACCCAGCTTTCGAAGCGTTCCGCCGCCGGGAGTTTGCTTCGAGTGATAAGGCGGTAAACGTCGCCTTCGGGGATGAACAGCATTTCTTGCGTTCCGCCATTCGTAGGGATGGGACGTTTCATCCCACCCTTTGCGTGACGCATAACCGCTTTGTGCGGTTCGCTGTACCCCAGCGCCTTTGCCACGTCCGAACCGCAGAACAGCGGCTTCCCGTTCTCATCAATCACCCGCACCTGCCCGAACTGGGCATTTTCAAACGTCTTCAACTCGTTAATTTTCGTCCTCCTTTGGCTTCCTGTTGGGGTTGTCCTTGATGGTGAAATCTATGCGCACCCCCTCCTGCTCGGCAAATAGCGTTATCAGCGTTGTCAGCAGCTTTTCCGCCGAGGGGATGGGGCCGTGGAAAACGCAGTTGCCTACTTTGCCGCTTCGCTCCTTTGCCATGCTCTTGCGCTCCTTTGGCTGAAATCTTTCCGGGGAAATTGGGCAGTCAGCTGCCCTTGTTCTGCGGGTATACGGTCGTCCATGCGCCTGCCGGGTACTGCCCCGGCATCAGGCGCTTGCGGCCCTCTGCGGCCCTCTGCGGGGCGGTCAGGCGCTCCATGCGGCAACGCAGACGGGCAAACAGCCCTTGCGGCTTGTAGCAGGGTGTCTCGCTATACTTGCTCATGCCGCCCTCCTTAAATCGCACCGACCAGCCACGCCCAGCCCATGACAACGGGCGCAGCGAGGATCGCCGCATATACTGTCCCCCGCAGGGCCAGCAGCGCCAGCCCGGGGAAATTGATACTTCTCATGTTGTCCTTCCTGCCGGGGAACTGCCGCCCCGGCACGGCGGTCTAGCTTCACTTTTTTCTGTTGAAAAGCATCCAATCGTCCACTTCTCGCTCCGATTTATGGCCTTTCCAAACCTTCAAAACCTTGTATCCGTTGCCCCGAAGGTCGTCTGCGAATTCGGCATTGGACTTATAATCGTCATACCGCTTTATCCGCAAGCTGCCATTGCTGTCTCGTACAACCGCCGTTCGTATCATGGTTTTTGCTTCCTTTCTGTCGTGGGTTTGCCGCCCGGCTCGGCGGTTGTTAGCGTAGTTGGCTGATTTCGTCCCGGAACGCCGCCAGCAGCGAAAGGAGCGAAATCAGGAGTGAAAGATGCTTTTTATTGCCATAGCTCACCATTTTTATTATTTAATTGAGAAAACGCAACTCAAGCGGTAAAAAAATATGTATGCATATCAGATACCGCAACATTAAGCAGATTACAAGCTTTTTCGATTTCCTCCCTGCTCCAATCTGTCTTATTGTTCAGCTTCTTGCTTATCGTTGCTTTGTTAAGGCCCATAGCTTTCGAAAAGGCTTCATCCGTGCCGAAAACCTCTCGAATACGTCCTCGCAGTTTCGCATAGCTCATTTTGTCCGCCACCTCCTGTCTTGGTTGCTTTAGCTCACTTCAAGTTGACTTAACTCAACTTTCAATCATTATTATACTAGGGTTTTACCTTTTGTCAATAGCGAAAATGCACTTTTCGCAACTTTTATTGTGCTTTTCTTCTTGAATTACTGCGTTTGCTCAATTTTTGTGATATGATAAGGGTGCATCAGAAGGGAGGATTAGTCAATGGAAAACACAAATAGGCCCGCCTGCACGAAGGATAGAATAAAGGAAGCTATGAAAAAGGCGGGTATTAAACAGGTAGAACTAGCCGAAATCGCAGGGCTGTCCAAAAGCGCCATTAGTAGATACCTGTCTGGTGAATATGAGCCTAAGCAGGTGCCTATCTACAAAATGGCCAAAGCGCTGAATGTGTCGGAGGCGTGGCTTTGGGGATACGACGTTCCCATGGAAAGGCCGATTGAACAGAAAGAAAATGATGAACTTGCCTAATGGTGCAATAATTAAATACAAAAATAAATAAGGCATAATGCACATGCCTTTCTTGCGGTAATAACAGCACTTCTGACAAATTTTCGCATGTTGTCGCAAGAAATCTTGCTAGAGTGTTTCCACTCGTTGTAAAATGAGCTATCATTTTTCGGGAGGGCATAACATGGGATTTCTGTTCGGCAAAAAGAAACAGCAAAAGGCGCAGCTTGATTCTGATGATGGACTGCCGTGGGGGTGGTTATATCAAAATAAGGAACTTGTTGATACCATTTTCCATGAAGCGATGACCTTTGAATCAGAAATCAGCCATGCAAAAGGAGATTTGCAAAAATACGCTGCATTAAAGTCCTACGTCCTTTACTTGGAAGACGGGAAGAAACATTACAAAAAGGTGGGGCGTTACGTCGGTCAATACTTTGACTACTATATCTACAATTCTACGGCAGCAATAGGATATAGGGAGCAATTCCACGAACTGGAAGTAAAATTGAAAAGTACAAAATAAAAGAAGGCCGGGAATCCCTCCCGGCCTTTTGTTATTTGCTGTGCGTCTCTTCTTTTAGTTCATCGATACGGATGAACGCCGTGTTCAAGTCCTTCTCGATCTTGTATGTACGCTCAACCACTTGGTTGTGCTTTTCCACATTTTTTTCAAGCTGCTCCATCCTGTACGATAGCAGCGCCGTCGTTTTGCTGTTCGCAAAATAACTTCCCGTCAGCGTTCCCAGAAGTGAAATAAACGCTACGATAACAGTATCCACCTTTCGTGCCTTCTTTCCTTAGTCGAATGTGTTAGCTGCCGCATCTAATTCCTATCACATGGATACCCCCTTAATACTTTACGAGGATACCGTCAATGCCTCTGTATACATCATATGGGACAAGAATACCGTCGATGCCTCGGTAAAGCCTATATTTTACCTGAATTCCGTCGATGCCACGCACAAACGGTGCGCTGCTGTCTACGTGATACGTTACCGCCAAGGCCAAGTTGCTGATGGTCAGCGCTGAAACGGTATAGTCGGTCCCGCTGCCGGAGAAGGAGAATGTCACCGTGCGGGACTGTGCGCCATTATCGACGCTGATATTGATTGCCTTTGTGCCAACGCCTGTGCGCTGCCCGTCTGCCGTCAGGCTGCTGCCGCCGCAGGCTGGGCTACTGGCCCTAAACGATAGTACAGCGCTATCTACAACAGCCCCGCTCGGCAGATTCAGCGCAAACGCAGCGGATGCCGTTGCAGTTGTCCACGCCTTATCCCTATAGTTAGATTGCAGGCCAAAGGAGCTTGCTGTTGCCGTCACCTGCATCCATCATCACCCCCATACCCGAATAAGATACCAATGCCCCTGCTGCACAGTAGAAGGGGCAGAATCCAGCACATGAACATTGGTCAGCGCATCCAGCGTATGCCCGTGCCCCGACTTTGCCGCTCCGATGTTCTCAGGCGTGATGCCCAAATTAGACCGGGCCTGTGCGGCATTGGTGGCCCCCGTGCCGCCGTTGGCGACGGGTTCGACTGCGCCTGATGCCTTTGCGCCGATATTCTTAGGTGTAACCCCCAGATTCTCCCGGGCCTGCGCTGCACTGGTCGCCCCCGTGCCGCCGTTGGCGATGCCCTCCACCGTGCCGGACTTCTTTGCTCCAACCTGCGCCGCCGTGACCTTGTGCGGATTACTCGCCGCTTCATGGCCTTGCAGACTGTTTGCCACCGTAAATAGCGCTACAGGTGTTTGTACCGTGATACCGTTGAGCCTGATACGATACAAGGGCATATCGTTTTGCGACGCATTGCCCGTCAACAGATTGCCGGACGTATAGGTGGGGTCTGCCGCCGTGCCCGTGGTAGGCGTACCCTTAATAACGACAAGATTCATCGTTTCCACGCCCTGCGGGTCTTGTGCGTACCGGGCTACAATCAGGTCATTTCGATTGTAGCCAGATGCGCCGTTTTCAATCGTCAGGTCTACGGTGCTGCCAGCGTCGATTCTGGCAAGCCTGCCTTGCATCAGCAGCGCACCATCCCCGATGGTGATTTTGTTGTTGGACACCAGCGTTGCAGGAAATTTGTTGCCGATGTCCATAACGTACTGACTGCCGCCGAACACCCCAGCGTTCAGCGTCCCGGCATCCGCAGCCGTTACATGGTCGCTCCCGCCGTGGCCTGTCACAAGATTCATATTATTTGCCATAAAATAGCGCCTCCCTTTTGAATTGTTCTTGGTTTATGCCGTCCGCTGCCACATATACACCGCCAGATAGGGCGGCATGTTGTCGTGAGCTTTACCGCCGCCAACCTTGCTGGTGGTTGCGTCCACAAATTTGCCTGCTGTCGTGGACTGCTCCGCATACACAACGCCGCTACCACTCATCTCACTTGTCAAATACGGCGCACGCTGGAAACTGTGCTTGTGACTTGGGATTTGGTTTTGGGTCAGGGTTACTTCCGCAGCGCCGCCCGTGGAGCCGCAAGCATAATCGGGACTACATCCCAGTAAAAAGCGGCCCTCCAGTTGTTTCCACGTCCCGCCGAACAACTCTGCCGGGGAGGTAGAAACAGCAGAAATGTAGATTGCACCAACGGGATACGCCTGCGACAGAAAGTCGCTCATGTCCCCTTGCTGCCCAGTCTCACCGCTGCTTGCCCCCAAAGAATAAGTGGTGTTTTCCTTGTCGGTGCTGTAGGAAACAGACGTTCTCCCGTTGCTGATGGTGACTATCTTCTGCGTGATTGCCACGGCAACGGAAACGCCCGTTGCGTTGTCGTATGCCCCAACAATATCACCAATATCAAACTCGTTTGCCGTGTTGTTGAAGGACACAGAAAGGCTATCCTGCTGTCGAAGCTCTTTCAGCTTGTCCGTGCCGCTCTTTATCAGCTCTTCGACCGTCTCTACAGATGAATAGTCATAAATCTCTGTGTACTCGTCCACGCCGCTGAACGTCTTTGTCTGGCTGATGTTCCCGTCTGCATCGGCGTACAGGTGTACGACCGTTCGCTCCGCAAGCTCGCCCTTGCCCAAGCAGATTAGGTGATTTACCTTGCCTTTGGTTTTCTTCGCCACAAAGTCAATCGTGTCGGCATATAACCCTTCCTGCGTGTAGTCCACCACGGGAGCAGCAGACAGCACAACTTTCCCGTCCGCAAACGTAAACTTTAGCTTTGCATTTGCGGATTTCAGCATCTTCACAATGCCGGAATATGCCCCGATATAGCGGTTCATTTGGTAGCTGCTGATGCTGATGCTGGAATCGTTAGCGCAGGCCGAAAACAGGTCATCCAGCCCGATACGTTGCAGCAGCGTCCCGATTACGGCATTTGCTTCACCAGACAGCACAAGATAGTCCTGCCCGGCATCCGGCTCAAGGATTTTCGATTCCAGCATCCCGTGCCATGTGCGGCCCGAATAGGTTATATCCCCCGTTGCCGTGTCGCTCTTTACAGCATCAATAATGCCGCCGTACTCCGTACCCTCCGCATAGAGGAAATACCCTGCGTCGCAGCAATGGTTTGTTTTATGCACCGTGCATTCGAAGTTGTTTTCGCTGCGCCCGAAGGACATGTCCAAGTCATAGCGCAGCAGAACTCCAACGTCTTCCAGCTTCGGGTTCATATAGATCAAGTCCATTGCGGTTCACTTCTTTCTTCCAGTAGCGTGATCTCGAAATTGAAGTCTCCCGACCATACAACGGCGTTCGTGCCCGCCGGAATCTTCGCGAAGATGTACGCTTCGCGGTTTCGGTTATTGAAAACGTTCGTCTGCGTTCCGTCGCTCTTGTAGAGCGTCACGGTTTTTACCGACGAATCAATCAGCAGATACTCCCCGGCTGCAACCGTTACATTGACCTGATATACGTTCCCGCCGATGGTCACGGAGGGATTGACGCAGGAGCCATTGATAGCCAGCCGAAAGGGGCTCGCCACGATGCCGCTGTTGACAATGGTCTTTGAGATGGTGTCATTGCCGTAGTCATGGGCATAATCGTGTGGATAATCCACGCCGTCCGCTGCTCCGCCGCCTGCCGTGAAAACGGTGGACGTTTCCTTCACCCAGTAGGGGCAATCGGTCGCAAGCGTCAGCGTCACGGTCATGTATCGCTTGGATGCCAGGTAGTTTTTCTTTACGGACTTCTGGACGTAGCACTTGAAATAGTAATCACCGATATACAGCCGCCCATATTCCAGCGCCAGCACGTCCTTTTCTGTCACTTCAAACAGGGCATTGCGCCTTGCAATGCCCTCCGCTTCGGACGCACAGATGATGGTGACGGGGAACTTCCGGGTACTTACAGCGTAGTCAAAGGCCGCAATCATGTTGTTCTTCTTCGTGACGTTCCAACTATAATCGTGCAGTTCCGATTCGTTTAGGAAAACGCCGTTCTTCCCAAAGTCAAACGTTTCATTCAGGTGGTTTTTGTATACAACGCTTTCCACCATATCACGTCACCTGCCTTACCATTCGTGCAAATTCCCGGTTGTTCACATCAAAGCGCATGGAAGCGAAGGCGCTGACCATCATGTCCGGGAGGCTGTCCAGCAGCTCTTGCAGCAGCGCATTTGTGACGTTGTTCTGCTGGGCATTTGCTTCGGCAACCGCCGTCTTGACGTATCCTTGCAGCACGTCGATAGGGGCAACAGCTTCGGGGCCAGCTTCGCCGACCATCTTATAGCCTGTACGGGTGTCAAAGATTGTGGGCTTGCTAAAGACTGCGCCTGTGGCATATCCCGGAATACCAAGGGCATGGAACGTATTTCGAATCCAGCTTTCGCCTGCCTGCTGTGCGCCCGACTTCGGCTCTTGCGTGGCTTGGTCTGCCATCTGCCGGGTAATGTTACCTACCAGGCTATCGCCGTTATATCTGGCATTGACGGTCAAATCAACCCCGGACGTTACGCCTGCCCACCAGTCAGTAATGGCTTTCCTTGCCGTTTCAATCAACGGTAGGATGAGCCGAAAGGTTGCCTTGAAAATATCTCCAATAAAATTCTTGACACTTTCCCACCAGCCCTTTATTTTTTCGGCAACGCTAGTCGAATCATCCGTCCAGATAGTAAAAGTTTCCACAAAAAAGTTCACGAAACTTTTTAGGACGGTATCCCACCAATTCTTGATTCTTGTGATTGGATTGCTTTCGTCTTCTGGGTTTACGGCAAAGATTGCACAGAAAATATCGCCAAGCGCCGTAACAACGTCTTCCCACCAATTATTGATTCTTTCAGCTACCGTAGTCCCGTCGGAATCCTCGGTGAAAATAGAGAAAACAACATGGAACAAATTCTTGATGCCCGACCAGATATTATTCCACCAATCGGATATGGCCTTTTTCGTTCCTTCCCAGTCTGGTAGATCAACGCCGAAGATGCTTTTGAAAAAGTTTTGAATGGCGGGCCAGACCGTATCGTTCCAGCCGGAAGAAATACTCGCAATAAGGGTATTCCAGTCTGGCAAATCTACGCCGAACACAGTCTTGAAAAGCCCCTGAATCATGGGCCAGATGGTATCTGTCCATGCCGTGCTGATTGCCGTTCCGATGGCTGAAAGTAGTGCAGGGATTTCCTTCATCAGCCCAGAAACAAGCGTAACAGCGCCGGAAATGAGGGAAGGGAGCAAACTTGCGACAATATCCGGCAAGTAGGTTGCAAGCTGTGTGCCGATTTCTGCAATGCCCTCCACCAGCCGGGGGACAGTCTCAATCAGCCGGGGAACAAGGTTATTCGCCACCGTGATGACAGACTGCACCAAGTTTGTTGTCAGGGCCTTGAAGTCCTGATTGCTGTCCGCCATGCCTGTTAAAAAGTTCGTCCAGGCGGCTTTCATCATGCCCACGGAACCCTGAATCGTGGTTCCTGCTTCCTCCGCCGTCGTGCCAGTAATGCCCATTTCTTCTTGCACAACGTGGATTGCTTCCACCATGTCAGCATAAGAATCAATGCTGTATTTGACTGTCTTGCCATGCTCCTTCTGGATTTTCTGCGCATCTTTCAGCAGCCGCTGCATCTCTGACTTTGTGCCGCCATAGCCCAGCTTGAGGTTATCCAGCATAGTATAGTTTTGCTTGCTGAACCCCTTATAGGCGTTTTCGATGTCACCTATGCTTGTACCCATTTTGTTTGCGTTGTCCGCCATGTCGGTAATGGCAAGGTCTGCATACTCTGCGGCCTTTGCCGTGTCGCCGCCAAGACTTTGCAGCAGGGAAGCAGAAAAGGCCGTCACCGTGTCCATATACTGGTTGGCAGACATGCCCGCCGTCTTATAGGCGTTATTCGCGTAGTCTAGAACGACATCCGCACTATCCTTAAAAAGCGTTTCTACACCGCCCACAAGCTGCTCATAGTCCGCATAGGCGGCTACAGCATCCTTGGTCAGTTTACCGACAGCCGTTGCCGCTGCACCGATGCCAATCGCAACGATCTTGCCCGCCTTGACAGCAACAGAACCAATTTTCGAAAACACGTTGCTTGCTGACCTGGCGTGCCCCGTCGTTTCGTCAATGGCCCGGTTAGCCCTGGCGTTGTCAATGCTGATTGTGCCGAAAAGCTCAAAAATATTCATTCGTTTTTCACCACCTGTGTACAAAAGTAGGCTTTTGTGTTATAATCCAGCCACAAAAAAGGCGGGATTCCCGTGAAAAAGCTGGTTTCTTTTGCCCTGTCTCTTGCGCTGATGGCCTGCTCAATCCCTGCCTTTGCAGACGGCCCCGACCTGCAAAGCATGTCCGATGATGAGCTTGTCAGTCTGCGTGACGCAATCAACGCAGAACTTGCAAGCCGCAACTTCCAGGAAAAAGAAGTTTCAGTTCCGCCAGGACGCTACACGGTAGGCGAAGACATTCCAGCAGGAACGTATACTGTCAGTAAGACCGGGGCAATGCCAGCCATGGTGACCACCTACACGTCCAGCGGAGACTACGACCTCGTGTATAACATTTCAGCGGATACCCCAATCGGGAAGTTACAGCTTGCTGAAGGACAGTCTATCGAAATTTCCTATGATTCCGTACTCTTTTCCCCATATAAAGGCATCGGATTTTAATGCAAAAGGAGTGGTTCCACATGAATTGTCCCAAGTGCGGCAGCAACAAGGTTACAGTCCAGGTTGTCACGGATTCTTCCAGGGTGCGCAAGCGTGGTTGCTTGTGGGGCTTAGGCCGATTGTTTCTAATCGTTTGCACCTGTGGCCTTTGGCTCCTTATTGGCAAGTCAAAGGAAAAGGTAAACATGCAAAATCACAAAGAAGCTATTTGCCAGAATTGCGGGCATAGCTGGGAAGTATAACACAAAGGGAACGGCACAAACCGTTCCCCTTTTCGCTTTTCCCGCTGTGTCAGTTTGACTGCAAAAACTGATTCACGAAGAAAAGCTGCCCCTTTCCCGTTACCTTGGGCGTTTTGCTGATGGTGATATGCCCGTCCGCATGGGTCACGCTTGTTTCTTTCACCTCGAAAAGCCCACGCTCCATACTGTATTGCGTTGGCATGTTCCAACTTGCGCCTGCTTGCTTTATCAGGTATCCGTTATCCCGCAGATACTGAAAAAGCCGTTTCTGCCCGATTTCAACGCCGTTCTGCTTTAGCAGTTTGCTGAGGTCGCCCACAAGAATACTGGTCTTGCTGGCGCTTACCGCATCCGCGAACAGCGCCTTGGGCTTCATCTGTTCCGTCTGCTGTTCTAGCGCCGCAATCTTCTGCTCCTGTTCCTGCATGGCCTGCGCGATTTTGAACAGCATCCCGCTGTCAACGCTAGGCGCTACATACACCCCCGTTTTGCGAATGGCAGGAATGACTTCATCCGCGATCAGCGCTTGAAACCGCTCGGCCGTCTCGTTCTTTGCGCGCATGGCCAGACGATAGAAGATGTTTTCGGGGATGTAGGCGGGAAGCTTTTCATCGCAGAAAGTTGCGATGCCAAGTTCTGCCAGATATTTGCGAACTGTTCTCCATCGTATGCATTCATTACCACTTGCGGCTGTTTCCGTGAATCCCAGTCCCCGTGCCACTGCTTCCAGGTTCAGATAGGCCGTGCCGTTTTCTTCGTAGCAGTTTATACCTTGGATGGTGATAATGTTTTTCACGCTGTGTCCTCCCTTTACAGTGATTTCAGCAAGATTGCGCAAACCAAATCAAGTACGCTTAGGTCGTCCGTTTCCTTCGCCAGGGCAACCATCTTGTCAATGTACGCCTTTTTCTCCTTGCTCATGTTTCTTACTTCCTTTCTGTCTGGTTTCCCACCTGACATGTGCATTATACATCGTAGCGCAACGATAGTCTATTGACGGATCATCCAAAGTTGCGCAACGATTTTTGTATATGTTTATCATTGCGCAACGTCAACAGAAGGAGTATAATGCTTTTTTGAAAGGAGGGGGGTACAATGGGGAAGGCGCAGACAAGAGCGCAAAACAAATACATTGCAAAAGTCTATGACCGCATCAATTTGACCGTTGAAAAAGGGAAGAAGGAAGCTATAAAAGCCCACGCCGACAGCAAAGGCGAAAGTGTAAATGGCTTCATCAACAGGGCCATAGATGAAGCAATGGAGCGGGAAAAGGAAGGCTGAAAAGCCTTCCTTTTTTATCGTGTATTCCCTCGCTGTGCATGGCTGTACCTGTCCGATAGCTGCATGTCAATCGCAGGGGTCAGCGCCCCCACCAGCGCCCTTTTTGCGTCGGTATTGTCAATGCTGATTTTCCCCAGCAGCCGGAATAGCTCCATCGCCTTCCGCCCCTTCCAAAGGATTGAAAGCAGCCAGCATGTCAAAGGACTGCTTCACCGTATTCTCCATTTCCTTTGTCGTGGGTACATCAGTCACCGCATCACTTGTAAGGCCCAGGGAACGCCTGAACTCGTCGAAAGACTTGTCATAGCACTTGTGCAGCCACGCTTCCCACAGGGTCTTTTCCTCCGTTTCTGCGTTGTGCATGGCTATGACTTCCCTGACGAACTCCGCAAAGCGGCCTGTCCGCAGCATGGCTTCCATCAGCGGCAGCGGGTCGGCATACCGCCGATAGAGCAGATCGCAGAATTTTAAGTCGCCCGCTTGAACAGCCGCTTGGCAGCCGTAAAAAAATCAGGGAACTCGTCCTTCCGCAATACGTCCACAATCATGCTGGTAAACGTACCCAGGTCAAGGTCTGCGATTTCATCCGCAGACAGGCCGGACAGCGCAGACAGCAGGGCGTAGATTTCCGCCTTGCACTTCGGCAGATTCCGCAGCACAATGTCTGCCATATCAAAAGCTACGGCAACGCCCACGGTTTCAAGCTGCTGCTCCTGCCCTTCGCCGCCATCGAAAGCCTTTTTCATGGCTTCCTTCGCATCAGCGGAACCAAAGCAATTCTTCAATTCCTTGAAGCCGATTTTCGACAGGATGCCGAACATCAGAAACATGTCATCGGCCTTCAGTTTGCGCAGGGTATAGGTCTGGTTTTCCATAATCAATCCTTCCTTTCTTTGTTAAGAAAAGGGAAGGGGAACTGCTGCCCCTTCCCTCGTGTCGTTTATCCTCTTATCAGGTGGCCTTGGGGTAGTAGATGTGCCACGGCAGGGTGGACAGGTCGCCGGAATCCTCCGCATTGCACTCAAAGGTATAGGTGCCCACCGTGCCTTCCTTGTTCTTGCCCTCCTGCTCGAAGCCGGACGTGCAAAGGGCATTGTCCAGAATGGCAATGATGTTCCGCCCATCCAGGGTTTTGCCCACAAAGGCGATATTCTCCCAGTAATCGCCTTCAGCAATGTCCGCCTTGGATTCAATCAGATCAAAATTCGTGTCGGTTGCCGTGCCGTCATTGCCGAACGTGGCCGCCTTGATGATCTCCTTGGTCAGCTCGATAAAGTTGACCTCCATCGTGGCGGTTTCGCCCGTCTTCACGTTCAGGCCCTTTACAGGAACCAGAACGCCGTCCACCTCTACCTTCGTAACCTCGGGGACGATAGACAACTTGGAGCCGCCGGAAGTAGCGCCCACAATGGTAGCTGCAAAGTTCCAGGAGCTGCCTTCATACTTCAGGCCCTTGTGAATGGTACCGGCTCCGAACAGAATATTCTTTGCAGACCCTTCGCCAAAGCCCGTCTTGCCTTCCTTTGCCATATCAATTCACCTTCCATTCTTTCACGTTCAAATTCACTTGAATCCGCTTCAGTTCTGCGTCACCCGTGGGAACAATCAACGTGTTTGCATAGCTGATTGCAAGCCCTGTGCCGCTTTCTGTGACTGCCGTGTACCCATAGGCACGGCTGAAATGCTTTTCAATTTTTTCCCTGGCCTGTTCCAGTTCAATCCACGTTCCCCTGGTGTAGCCCGTCAGCATGAAGGTACATTCCCGCAGGCCGTCTTCCGTTGTGCCTGCAATTTCGGTGTACTCTCCGACAAAATACAGAGACGGAAGCGGGGACTTATTGAACGTCATGAAGGCATAGGGCAGACCCAGGGCTTCCATTGCTTCATCAATGGCTTGCAGTATCTCGGTCATTCGTTCCCCATCCCCTTCAAGATTTGTTCCGCCATGTCGATGATTTTTTGTTTCTTCGCCGCAAAGGCGTTTTCAAGCGTTCGGTGCGGGGCTTCGCCGTTCGTGGCGACGGCAGGCAGGCCCTTGGCCCGGAGGTAAGCGACGGCCTGTTCAGCGTCCTCCTTGGTGGCGTATGTCTTGGAGTTTTTCGCCCCTCGCTCCTGTCCCTCAATATATACCCACCAGCCCTTGCGCCCGTCACCGTGCAGGGCGTGGGAACCTGTACCAAATTCGTTCCAGAAGGCTTGTTCCAGAGGGCTTCCGATCATGGCGGACATGTCCGCTTCGTTCACGTCGCTGGCCCAGGAACCTTGCAGTTGCTTCTTTTCATTCGGCGTGTTCCGCTTTGCGTCCGATTCCACCACAAAAGCAGCTTCCCGCAGGAAGCGCTTCATGGCTTCATTCATCACGCCCTTGACGTGGATGCTGTAATCGTTAAACTCCACGGACATGATTATTGCCCCCCGGTATACTTCAGGTAGATTTCCCACTGTGAGCCGCTTTTCATGCCCATGGGGTTGTCCAGCAGCATAATGTCATAGGCTTGTCCCTCGACCAGCAGACGGGCCGTTTCCGCCCGAATGCGGCTGTCCAGCGGCACATAGTCCGCAATAAAGATGTGCGTGGATTCCTGCACCTTGGCATCAAAGACGGTATACTTGGAATCGCCCGAAGCTAAATCAAGCCAGCCCTTCAGCCGCTGCACGTCCGTCCAGGTCTGCACCTGTTCGCCGATGGCGTTCTTTGTCGTGCTGCTGACCTGGAACGTGCCGACGGTGTTTCCGCCTATGCCCCTCATACGCCGATGCCCCTTCCAAACCTGGCCCGCATGTACGGGAACAGGAAGTCAATCAGGGCCTTGGGGTAGCCCATGGAAGCGTTCTCGCCAGTCAAATCAATGAAAGACACGGTATGCCGGGAAATGGTTTCCGATGCAAGCCCCACCTTTTCACGCCTGTCAAGCTCCCATTTCAGCCTGTTCGCAACGCCCATCTTCACGTCTTCCGGGTACTCTACCAGGGTGCAAAGCACGTCGATTTCCTCCCGCAGGCCGGATTCATTGACGGTAAAGGTAGAATCTGTTACGGACTTCACCGTGTACAGGCCCGCGTTTAGGGCGGAATCCGTGACCTGCACCGTATCGCCTGCATTGAAAGGGTGTGCGTCTGCAATGAAAAGCCCGCCTGTTACGTCCGCTTCGCAGCGCACCGCCCGCACCTGGAAATTGTTGTTCGTATACGCCCGGATGAGAAGCTCAAGCCCTTGAAGTTTTGCTTCAAGGGCCTGGTCTTCCGCATCGGTGGCGATATGCTTTTTCAGTTCTGCCACCGTCATCATCATAAGGGCTTCACTCCCTGCTTGCTTGTCACTTTTTAAACTTTGCCAGAACAACCTTAGCGTCGTTGGTCAGCGCCACGCCGTAGTACTTGGCGGCAGTAATATCGTGCTGCTGCTTCTTGGGGAACCATTCAGCATCAATCTGAATGTCCTTCTTCAGAAAGATGGTTACGGCAGGCAGCTCGTCCTCGGTGTACTCGGTTTCGGGGCTGTCAGGCTCCATCTTGATGATGGGGCACAGATAGTACTGGTTGGCGGTAGCGACGGCGTTCACCGTGTCGCCAATCTTCAGCACGGCAGCGCAGAGGGGCTGCACCGTGGACAGCTTCTTATGGCTTGCATCCTCCGCCGTGGCTTCGTCGGTGATCGTAAAGGTGCCGCCGGAAGCCTTCTCATACTCGATGTGCTTGACCTTCTTGGACTTCTTGACCCACGCACCCGCAATCTTGCCGATAGCGCCGTTGACGGCCACGCCGCCCGTGAACTTATCGGCGGACAGGAAGTCGGAATCCTTCAGCAGGGTCGCTTCCTGGGAGGGGTGAATGAACAGTACCTTGTCGATGCCGTCTTCCTCGTCCTCGAACTTGGCGATAGCATCCACGATGCCGCCGTAGGCGATAGCCGCCAGGGTAGACGCAGCATAGACGTTCTTTCCCGTGTAGACGGCATCCAACACATCGTTGTCCAGCTTGCCCGCAATGGCCTTGGAAAGCTGGGTTTCAGCCTGCCCGACGGGGTTGCCCAGGCCGGAGTTAATCGCTTCCTGGGTGATGCCCACAGCCTTCATCGCCTTCTTGACGGTGAAGGTGGTGCTGGAAGCGGTCATGGTGGTCAGACCCACTTCAGCGCCTTCCGCAACGTCCTCGGCATCGCCGATGTAGTTCCAGCTGGGAACGGTCTTAGTGTCGCCCGGTACGCCGACCAGGGTACGGTCTACACGGGCATAGGGGGTCAGCTTCAGCAAAGCGTCGATCTTTGCGTTAATCATCGGCCCCATGACTTCGGGGTTAATCATGTTTGCCATCTTCGTAACAGCCATATTTCTTACTTCCTTTCTTTTTGCTTATCCAATGGTTTACTGCTCCATTGCCGCCCTGAAGGCTTCAGGGTTTTCTTCGAAGATTTTCTGCCGCTCCGCATAGGGCTTTTTCAGCAGGTCGGTCTTCGACAGCGTGGAATGGTCTTCCGGGTCAGGGAGCTTGTTTTCCACGATGTTTTTCTTGCCGCTGCTCTCAAACTGGGTCGGACACTGGGTCTTCAGGGCGGCAATCTTGTCATCCCAGCCCTTGATTTTCCCGTCCTCCCCAAGGGCCAGCGCTTCGCCCTTGTTTTTCAGTTTGAAAGTCAGATAGTCAACGTCAAGGGCCTTTTCAGACAGCAGACCGACCTTGATAGCCGCATCGATCTTGCTTTCTTCAAGCTCCTGCTGAAGCTGCTGCACCTGGGCTTCATAGGCCGTCACCTTCTGCTGAAGACCTTCGTTGCCCTTGTTGGACTTCTTCAGTTCCTCAATCAAGGTGTTCGCTTCACCAAGCTGCTTGGTCACGCCCTCATGGTCGGTCTTCAGCTTGCCATAGCGGATGTCGAGGTTTTCTTCCGAAGCCGTGAAAACCTTGTTCGCCTTCATGTCTTCCAGTACGCCCTTGATAACATCGTCAGAAAGGCCCTTCGCCTTCAGAATCTCGGAAATCGTCATATAGTGAACCGTCCTTTCATTTCTCTATGCTTTTTACATGGTCGCATCATGTAAGAAACAGGTGTTTAACGTCCCCCCGGACGTATAAATCGAAAAAGCCAACTTTTCAGAAGGCTTATTCTTCGTAAATGATTTCAAGGCCATATGCCTTTGCCGCTTCATGCTCAATGCGGCAACCACGGGCATTTTCCCAGCCCTTGCAAAAGTAGGCCGCATGGCACAAGCTCATGTTTTCCAGCGACTTAGCTAAAAAACATAAAGGGATTTGCACCACGCCACGCCGTTCCATAGCCTGCTGGCTATACCATTCGTCCGTGAATAGCGTGTTCACAACCTCAAACCCCTTCTTTTCCAGTGCCTTAACGGCCTTTTCACGGGTTGAGATGATTTCCGCTTCAGATTTTCCAGCCATCGGCTGCGACAACATTGCCTTCTTCATACTTTTTCCACCTTTCATTTTCCCGGAATAATCAGCTTCCTGCCCTTTTTGATGGTCGTGGTCTTCATGCCGTTAGCCTGCATGATCTCCTTGTAGCGGATGCCCTTGCCAAGAAAGCGTTGCGCAATGCCCCAGAGGGTGTCACCGTTCTTCACGGTGTAAGTGGTCTGTGCTGCTCCCGTGTCCGTAGCAGGCGCTTCCGTGGCGCTGGTCTGCGTGTCGCCGTAGGCAGGCCGTCCATAGCCCATAATGCGGCTATTTCCCAGGCTGTACGATTTCTTGCAGACGCTTCCGCCGTTCGGGATTACATCCTTCCCGGCAGAGGTATTGCCTTCCACCGTGTAGACCTTGCCGTTCGCCACCTGGTACACAAGGCCCGTGTGCGTGTAGGCTCCGTTACTGCCGAAGAAAATCTGGTCGCCCACATGCGGAACGTCGGTAAAGTACTGGCCTTTGGCCTTATAGTAGCTTGCCGACCACTTCACGCCAGCACCAGCAGAACGGAGCGGCTGACACAGCAACTTTCGCCCTGCATCGGCCCCGTAGGCCTGTACAAAGCACCAGTCCACAAACACGTCGCACCAGGCCGCACCCTGCTTGTTGCCATTGTAAAAGCCCGTGACGGCCTTCATGTCACGGGCATATTTGGTGTAGTTCTTGTTTCCTGCGTTCGCCGTCTTATCGTCCAGGTCAGCGTTGCTGGCCTTTTCCAGATAGCCGACTTCCGTAAGGGCAATGCTTATGACTTTCTGACGGTCATACGCCATTTTTCTTCACCTCATCGGCGGGGGAAAGCTGCTTATATACCTGATTTACGCCAGTCGATGCAAGGCCGGAAACGATGCCGATTGCGACGGCATTCAGCAGGTCGTTTGCAGGGAATTCCGGCATGATATACATGCCCAGCACACCCAGCGCACCGCCCGCAATGCCCACAATCACGGGGATAAGCTCGTCCTTGATTGCAGACACGGCCTTTGCCGCAAGGCCAATCAGGTAGGTGATGACCACGATTGCCAGTACCGTTCCCATAGTCGTAATGTCCATAGATTCCATCCCTTTCTTTTTGTCTATTAAAAAACAGCCTGCTCAATAAAGCGGCTGCTTTTCACGCATAGAAAAAGCACCTTGCGTGTGCAGGGTGCTTTACAGAACCTTTTTGATTTCCTCAATGCTCAGTTCTTCGGTATAGGTGTCTCCGTCTCTGTCGATGTCGGCAAGAAAGAACTTGTCTTCTTCAAAGATTTCGACAATGCTTGCCTGATTGCCATTTTTGAGCAAAACCCTGTCATATTGTCTAATCTTCATTCCGTCACCTTCCTTCCTGTAACATAGACGCTTGTCAACCGCAGTTTCCCGTTTTCACGAATCCATGCAGTAACAACCCTAGCCTTTTTTCCATTGGGGCCTTCCAGCTCCATGATGTATTCATAGCGCATTCCAAAGCCGCTATCGCCTTTTTCAACAAACCGACTTTCGTCAGCATTATCAAAAATGCTTTGCAGCAGCTCGGCAGCGTTGTCCTTGGTATAACCTAGCGCCAGTTCAAACGCCTTTGCCTTGTCTGGCGCTTTCTGCGGGTCAAGTGCATATCCAACCAGTTTTTGCATCGGGATAGCAAGATTCCCTGCTTCAATTATACCACTTTTTCCAGATTTTTCAACGGTTTGCGCCGCCTTCAGGTACTTCTTTTCGAAGTCTGCAAAGCTGCCCGTCTTATCCAGCCCGAAGAATGCCGCCCGTTCCTTCAGCGTCTTCAGCTCGTCGGCATCCAAGTCCCATGTAGCCCTTGTCAGCGCCACACAGCGGCAGTTGCAGTCTTCGGCGGGGTCGCCGAAATCACCGGGATACCGTGCCTTGCGCCCGCTGCTGCTCTCAAAGGGCTTGTCGGTCTCCCGAATCTGCCCGTCAAGCTCCCGGTGTGTATCCCTGGTCTTGCCGTCAAGGGTGCTGTCCCATTGCTTCACAACGCTGCATCCCTGCGCCTTAGCGGCGTTCCGTGCGTCAGCAGACGAAGCCTGCTGCACCCGGTGGCCTTCTGTCCGCACGATGGTCTTTGCACGGGACAGGGGCGCACCTGTGGCGAAGGAGATATTCCGGGTGATCTCTGCATAGGTAGCGCCGGAGGACAGGCCCACGGATATTTCCCGCTGGATGCTTTTCTTCAGTGCCTTAGCATCCACGCCCAGGGCCTCATACAGCCCTTCGTTTATCTTGGAATCGGTCATCACGGCCCGGACGGCTGCGTCCTGGTCAATGGAAGCCAGAACGGGCATTCCCTGCCCATGCAGGGCGTACATCGTGCCAACGAAGGCGCTTGTGTAGCACTCGTTCAGATACTGCTGGATGGACGTGAAATTGTCCCCGTGCAGCTTCTCCACGATGCCCTCAATCTGCGCCTTCAAAGCCCGCTGATACTGGATTTGATATATCTTCGATTGGGTCATTTCATCGGCTTGCAGTATCTTGATTTTTGTTTCAATGTCCTGCAAGGCCCGCTGAAACGACCTCTCCAAATCCTTGATGACAGCTTCTTCATCCGTCAGGAGCTTTGCAAAGACTTCCTTTTCACGCTTCAGCATTCACTTCATCACCGCCGCCGTCTTCCGGCTGTACAGCCGCAAGGTTCGCTTTGTACGGGTCAGGGGCTTCCTGCTCTGGCAGCTTGTCCTTGATTTCGTCGTAGTCCAGGTCAAGCACCTCGCAGATGTTCTGCATCAGGGTTTCGTTGTCCAGCAGGGAAGCCAGGTTCAGCAGCGTCCCCACCTGCACCTGCTGCTTCTGCGCGTCGGTCAACTCGATCTGGGCATTGTCCTGGGCGTTCGTCATGACTTCCCGCTCAAAGTCGAAATACACGTCCTTCATCTGGTAGTCCGTGCCTTCTTCGTCGTTGATTTCCTTCAGCACCACCCGGAGCAGCTTGCGCATGAACTGCTTCAGCCGGATTTCCAGCTTGTTGCACTTCAGGTCAAGCAGGGCATAGCGGCTTTTAATCACAATGTTTGTGATGTTACCGTCCCCCAGTTGCGCCGAATTGAAGCCCATGCCGAAGCGGTAGATATTCTTTTCATCCAGGTCTAGCTTCGCCTGTCTCGCCTGGTAGGGAATATCAATCGTCCGAATGTCCACGTCGCCGTTATCGCCAACGCCGATGTGCTTCTTTGTCTTGATGTTCTGCATGAGTTCGTCCAGATTGTCACCCTGGAAGCCCTTGACCACATACAAGACTTCATTTGCGTCCTGGATATTGTTGGACAGGCCGCAGGACATAAGGTCGTAATCATCAATCAGCGCCTTGATGGTTTTCAGGCCGCTATGCTGCTTTTTGCAGTTGTCCAGGCGAAAGAAGGGAATGAAGCCAAAGCCCTCAAAGTAGGTCTGTTCGTCGCCGTCCTTCTTCCAGATGGTATGTGGGCGGGGGTTGATCTGGACGGAATCGTCCGGCACAATATCGCCGTTACCCACCTGGGCGAAGAAGTACGTCTCCTTATCGCTCCATACCTGGATGCGCTTGATCTTCTTGTTGTCCTTGCCGATGCGGTCAATATACCAGTATATGACGTACTCGCACCCGTCATCGGTATCCTTGGCCCGGACTTCCACCACGCCGATACTGTCCGCACATTGGAAGCAGATTTTATTATCCTTGTCCTTGTATGCGTACATGTATTCAAAGCCTTTGGATACAGCGCCCGTAATGACTTCGTACAGTTCGCTGGTGAAGTCCTCGTTTTCGTTGAAGTAGCTGTCAAGCTGCTCCCGCAATTTGGGGATGTCGGACTTCACGAAGCCGTCCTTACCAGATAGCATGTACTGCACTTCCTGGTCAACCAGTTCCGTGAAGAACGGGTGCGAAATTTTGATATTGCTGCGGGTCTTGTCCTCTCTAACGTTGCCGTCAGCATCAAAGAAAAGAAGCCGATACGATCTAATGTCGTGGTCGGCTTCGTAATAGCGCTGCCCTTCCCTGGCAAGCTGCTTTTTTACGGACGCAGCGTCATTGTCAATAAACGCCTTGATTTCTGAAATGGTAAGCATGTCTATCACCCCTTTCTGTGGCTATTTCTGCAATAGAAAAAGCCCTTTGTCAGGGTGTTTCCGTCTCCGTCTGGTCAGCGGCTTCGGTTACCTCCGGCTCCACCAGCATCCCGGTCAGTTCCACGTACTCCTCTTCGGTGATTCTGCCCATCAAAAGGAAAAGGTCGAGCTTGGCATACATGTCATCGTAGGTGTAGCGGTTCTTCGTGATGAGAATCTTGCACAGGGTCGCAGTCTTGCTCATGGTGTCATTCCTCCAATTCTTGCAGTAGGTCGGTGTATAGAGTGTCGAGTTCTTGCTCCGCTGCACGAACGTTGCAGCGGTAGGTGGCCTTGATGGTATTAGTGTCCGTTAAAAGCGTGTTGGTGCCTTTGACGGTGGGGATAGTGCCGCCGCCAGAGGCGGTGAAGGGGACGGGCGTTGCCAACTTGTACGCGATTTGGGCTGGGGTGCCAGCGGCGTTCTTGGCAGCGAGGAAAGCTTTTAACGACGCAATCGCGGCTGTTTTGTCCGATATGTCAGCCAAAATTACCGTAGGAACGCAGTACATAAAATAACGGCTTGAGCCTACGGTAGCAAATCCGATGCCACTATTTCTGCCGCCCCACGTATCGGCATCCGAATGTGGTAAGTTACTACATATACCTTTCACATTTTCGGCATCGTAATCATTAATGTCATACGTGTAAAATCCTGTAACGGCAGAGTTATTGGCGTTAACTCCCCACGTATTCCAGTTTTCTGTCCCGTCCAGCGTCAGCAGCTTCCACATATTTTGTCCTGCGCCAGTCACAGCATCAACCTCTCCGCCGTAGATGGTTGAGGGAAGGGTGAGCGTAGTCGTGGAGCCGGTGTAGGGTGTGTAGGTGGAAGGGGCGGTAGTGCCGGGGACAATATACGGATATACGGTTGTGTCAAGCGTCATGCCGTTATTAGCAATCATGTACCAGTATCTAATTATATCCCCCGCAAGGATTTCAAAAACACCTTTGGCATTAAGCCACAGATTAGCTCCGTTGCGCTGTACAACGATAGATGCCGCAATGCCCGCACCTGTATCTAAGCCGTAATACTTACCGGGAGGCATGTGCCCAACCGCAAATGTTGGGCTGTCTACAGTAGTCGTTGATGTGCCGGAGATACGCACACCACCATTGGCTACATACTCATAAGTGATGCCTTGTTTTGTCAGCTTGAGCGCACGAGGCAACGGTAAACGAGTATTGGCCCTCCTCCGTTACCTCGCTCGACGGTATGCCGCTAGCCTTGATGATGTCTCCGTCAATCGTTAAAGTCAAGCCATAAGGCTTTCCAACCGTTGGCGTACATTGCGATATATCCAGCAGGTTAGGCCCTCCCCCTGCTGGGTACGGTTCCCCGCTCCCCTCCTGCGTCGGTTCCCACGACACCACGCACTCCTTCAGCGGCCTGCCCATGCTATTCACCAACACCAGCGGATTTCCCGTCAGCGTCACATTCTCGCCGTTGGTGACGTAATCGTACAGCTTGCGGATAAACGCACCGTACAGGCGGTTATCCCGCTGAATGCCCTCCTTTGCTGCTATATCGTCCAGCACGTCGCCCAGCAGCCGCCCTTCGGTGTCGATGCCCAGACCAGCAGCAAGCGCATCCAGCTTGCCGTGGAAGCTGTACTTGTCGCAGGGTATTTCAAGCGCTGCAAGTATTTCCGTCAGCATTGCGCCGTCTGTCATGTGTATCACGTCCTTTTGCTAGATAATCCACTTCTTCATCTTGCGCCAGCCCTCGACGGCATAGCGCAGTGCAGCCATTGCGTCATCCTGGAAGGGGACAGGTTCGTCCAGGTAATCCCCGGTTTTTTCGTCCTTCTTCCACTTCCATTGCTGAAGCTCCTTGATGGTATTGACGCAGGACGGATGCACATAGATTTTCCGCTGCTTCAGCCAGTCGATCTGTGCCTTGATGGAACCAGCAGAACCACCCTTATCAACGCCAGTAGCACGGAATCCCGCTTTCTGCCACATTTTGATTCTGTCAGGCTCCGCAGAATCGCACCACATTTGCTTTTTGCGGTCAATGCCCATATTCAAGGCCATGGAGATTAGTTCATTGGTGTCCTTCTCGTATTCATAAAGTTCTTTGGTGATGTATATGTCATCGTCCTTTATGCCCACGGGAAGAATAACGTCCGCATGGTTGAAACCGAAGTCCTGCCCGTTTGCGAAGTCATCATAATCCGCAGCCTTCTGTGAAATATCCTTGACTTCCCAATTGTGCAGGATAAGACCGCCAATCTCGCCCCATTCTCCAAGGCCATATATTCTATAGCCTTCAGGGTCAACCAGCTTTCGGCGCTCCATGCGCTTCCTGTATGCGTCATCTATGAAGCGGTTCGTTAAATAGGTCGAGTGATGGCACAGGACGTTTTCGTCAGGCAAATCAAAAAAGACCTTTTTAATCCAATGTGTGCGACTAACGGGATTAAAGGTCAATCGAATTTGATAGAACTGCCCGTCAGGCAGTGTGCCACGCAAGCGGTCATCTATGATTTCCAGGTCAGCTTGTGTCAGCTCTGTTGCTTCCTCGCACCATACGTCAGTCAGCTTTCCTTTCTGGAATGTGATTGACTTCAGCTTTTCACGCTGCTTGTCATCATTCATTCCTCTGAAGATGATCTGATTCCCATTGGCTTTGCACGTCAGCTTCAGCGGGGACATATTGATTTGCCAATACTGTTCCGCTTTATCACCGAACATGCGATATATAGCGCCCGTCAGTTCTGCAAAGGTGCTGTCCCGGTTCGTTACGTCCGCCTTGCGCACACATACAAGGTTCCGCCCTTTGTCCTTCATCAGGCGGAGAATGTAATTCTGTGCGGTATCAACGGACTTCCCAGAACCAGCTAAGCTGAACCTTTCATCACAATGTATCTTTTATCGCTTCTGTCAATATCTTTGAAGCAAGGATTCATCTTGACTGAAATGTTCAAACGGCAACACCACCTTTTTCAACAGCAGTAATGGTATAGCCGCTTCTGCTTGTTGCAAATTTATTTGCCCGGATATTCCGAACAGTCTTTTCGTCTATTCCAAGGGCTTTAGCAGCTTCATGATAGCCCCTAAAAACGCCAATTAAAAAGCCGTCCTTATCCCTGACTTCCAAGGTGAGAACGACTTTGTTTGCAGCTTTTATTGAATTATCAAGCACCTGTTTTCTGAATACTGGATTGTTTTCAAAGCAATGCTTTGTGTTCCCGCTGATTGTTGTCCATTCCAGATTTGAAGCACGATTGTTTGTTTTGTCTGAATCTATATGATTTACGACATTACATTCTTCGTGCTTTTTGCAAAAGTACAAGGCAACAAGGCGGTGTACTCTCTCCGTCACAATCTTTTTGTTCGGCTTCATCAAATTGTTGCTGTAATAACCTGTTTTCTTCATTTGCGGCTTCATCATGCTTTGCGTTGCGACATTCCAAATCCTGCCGCAATTGCTCACCTGATACCGTCCGCCATAGCCTTCAATCTCTTTCCAGAGTTCGTTTTCAAAATCCATTGAAAACACCGCCTTTCTTTAATTTAGGTTCACAACGCATCCGCTGCCTTAAACGCTTCAAGCAGCTTCGGAAACTGGATAGCGAAGAAGTCCACCATTTCTTCATTCTGCCCCCATGCTGAATTTTCGGCTAGCCCACTTTCAAAAAGAAAAGCGTGTATGATTTCATGCCGCTTGACCTTGTTGATCTGAACCTGCAAGTTTTTCTTGCTGTTCGGTTCGTCCTTGCTTTTTTCGTATGATTCAACAACCAGCTCTTTAGTGGTTTCATCGGTAAGACCGTCCATCCCATTCAGGCGTAAATCTTCATCTTCGCTGCACACTGTCAGCTTGTATTCAGTACCCAGAATGTTAATCTTCATTTTCGTCACCATACTCCACCGTAATATTCAAATCCATATCGGCTTCCACTTCAAGTTTGTCCTTAAACACCCCCAAATGTTTGCCTAGGAGTTCAAGGCTTGCTTTCTTGTCGTACAGCTTGATTTCCCTTTCCGTGCCAAATTCAGACGGTTTAATTTTTACGGACTGAATGCAAGCCAAATCTTCCCCCGTTGCGGTTTCCTTGACGGTAGCGCTATCTAGGTCTACAACGTCAGCAATATTGACAAAGGCCAGTTTTGCAAGCTCCTGGACAACCCTGTCCTGGTTTATCCCCGTCCTTTTTGACCTTTCAGCCATTTCCCTTGCAATCTCGTCTGAAACCTTAACAATTGTTAACAATCTTGACGCTGTTTGTTCGGCTGTTTTCGGAGAATACCCGGCACGAATTGCAGCTTGCGTCGCATTCAGATCAATCAGGTATTCGTCACAGAATCTTTGCTGCTTTGCCGTCAGCTTTGCCACAATCCCACCGCCTTTTGATATTTGATGCAGCCCCGCCCCGCTGCATCGTCCCACGCCGAAAAACGGGCAAGCGCCCCGGCGTTCATTCCAACCGCTAAACCGCTTCAGCGCATAGAAAAAGCCCAACGGGATAACCCGTCAGGCTTTCTTTGCGCTATTTCACAAGTACATTATACACCTGTCAAGATATGAAAAACAATGAAAAGATTTTGCTTCAGACCTCCATCTTGATTTGGCCCGGAATCGGCCCTTCCGCAGGCTTGCGGGTGCTACCCTTCGCCATATATAGCACCGTATGCTCACCCGGTTCCAAGGGCTTCCCGAACCGCCCGCAGGCCGTCCATTTGCCTGCCCAGTCCGTGGCCGTGGAGCCGCTTTGCCCGTAGACGCTGCACTTGTAGTATGCCCTGCTAGTGGGTGTTACCCGCACTAAGCAGGGACAGTCTTTGCAGCGGCGGCATTTTAGATCAATGCCAAAGACTGCGTGCATCAGGTCAATCTTTTTCACGGTCGCTCACCTCCACATCCAGCGCATAAGCCCCGGTCTTCTTTTTTTATGGCTTTGTCTCAATTGCAATGGGGAATTCAGTGTGAAAGTACAGCTTGTAATGATACGGGTCGGTGTGCGTCCCTGTAATATCTTCCACGATATACATTGTATATTTGTTCAGGTAAATATAATTCTTTTTGTATTTGTTCTCCCCGACCCTTACCGTGCAAACAAGCTCGTTTGAACTGTTGTTGCTGATGGACATGTACCCTTCGGCTTCCATGATGACTTTGTCTGTCCTTGCATTGTATACGGTTATTTTCCGCTCACTTTGGAAATAGTCCGCCTGTTTGCTGATGTTTGCATTTACCTTATCAGCTTCAGAACACCCATGTAGTACACCAAGCGCTATAAAGAGCAGTACAACCATCAAAATCCGCTTTTTCATTTTTCCCTCCATGGCGTAGTAGACATTTCCTCCGCTGACGGCTTCCGCAGCCAGCAGCGCCAAGCCCGATTGTATCCATCGTCAAAGCTGGTAAGATAATATTGAACCATGTCAATGGCAAATACTCCTTCTGGCTTATATACGACCATCCAGCGTGATACACTCGGGACATTGTGAAACTCCACCCACAACGGTGCTGCATCTGCACCTTGCTTGCAATGTTCCCGCAATTCATTCATCGTCAGCACCCGGTTAGGCTCCTGCCAGCGCTTCATAGCGGCTTCTCGGGCTTTTTGTGTGGCATCAATAACGGCAAGTTCTTCGTTCGGATACCCCGTCACGTCTATGATTTTTCTCGGGCCAGCGCTTAAACAATACGGACACATATACCAGCAATGACTGATGCCTCCACTTTCGCGCATTTTCTCACCGCAGTACGGGCAGCGTGGAGCGGGCTTGTCTTCCCCGCACACCCTCTGCGCCTCGATCAGATAGTCGTCTCCACGCTGGGAGTATGTACGCTTGTGGTCAGTCATTGTCACACACCTCCTGCCTTTATCAGCGCTTCTCCTCCGCATAAAACAAGGATAAACAGCACGGTGCTAATAACAGTTGTTACCAGATACGCCGCAACGTCGTCGTTGTCAGACGCAACGACAAAACCGCCTGCCAACATCCCGATTGCTGCCCCGATCAGCGCCGCCAGCGGCACAGTTACCATCGTCATACGTCTGCACCTCCGTCCATCTCGTCTGCCAGCGCAAGCAAGTCCTGCCGCATCTGCACAATCCGGCGCTTGATGGCTTGCTTGCTGTGCCTTATAGACAGTCCGGCATAGCCCGCCATAGGGTAGCGGCATCCGCTGCTTTTTTGCGCCTTCGCATACGCATCCACAGCGTCATTCAGGTCGAGGACTTCGCTCACAATAAGAGCCATACGCTCATTCTTTTTTATTTTCTGCCTTCCTTTCTTCATCCAGCACTTCCCCAAAGGCTACCAGCGCCTTCCCGTGGATGTAGCACACGTTCCTGTAGGTAAAGCCCAGATCAACGGCGATTTTCTCAAAGGACTGGTGGAGAAAATACCGCCTGTGCAGCACGTCCACATACTGCGGATTCTCCACCCGGTTCAGCAGATCATAGGCCGCTTTCTTCAGACCTACCAGGTGGTCAATGTCCTGGTTGATTTCCTCCCTTAGGTCAAGCGCCTTCGCAAGCGCCGTTGCAATCCTGTCCTGGCTTCCGCCTCCGTGGGAAGCGCCGTCCTCCTTCAGTACGGGCGTGACCCTGGTCAGGAGGTCGGACAAGCGCCCGATCTCCGCCAGCTTGTTGTTGATTAGCGTGTCATAGCGGATGATTTGACACAGATACTCTTTTGCGGTTCCCATCTTCATCCCCCCTTAAAGCTCCGTTATGCCCTTCATGCGCCAGTTTTTTGACGCATCGGGCCGCAGGCTGATACAATAGCCACCCGGCTTCGACTTCTCCGCTATCCGGCCTGCAATGGCTTCGTCGATGGCGTTCAGGTCGGATAGCGTCCGCTCACTGCTGATGATGGTCAATCGGTTGGTGTTATACCGATAATTGATGATTTCAAAGGCGGCGTTAATGTCCGCAGCCGTCGGGGGCTTGTACCTCCCGGAATCGTCCTTCCCGCCCTTGAAAAGGTCATCGATATAAAGCACATCCGTCTGCTTCAGTTCGTCCATGGCCTGCTTATACAGGTCGGGTTCGTTCACGATGGCCTTGATTCGGGCAATCTCGTCCCGCCACAGCATGTATTTACAGTTCATTCCGGCCTTGATGCACTTGACGGCTATTGCTGTGCAAATGTGCGTCTTCCCGGCCCCAGACTGCCCGCCGATGAAGAACCACGCCCCGCTGTCAAGCTGGCGGCAGAAGGCTTTCGCCTTTTCCTTGATGGTCTGCTGCCAGACGTCGTGTATCTCGTAGGTGGCGAAGGTGTACTTCTTCACCACGTCCTTCAGGCCAGAGCGTTCAAGCCGACCGATTGCCGCACGGATTTTCCCGCACTTGCAGGGGGAAAGCATTTCGTAGTAGTAGCCGACGGCCTGATTGTAGCCCAGCGAAGCGGTGAATCCCCGGTTTTTGCACAGCGGGCAGTTATACCCATCATGCAGGTGGAGGGTTCCCTTGCTGGCGTTGTAGCTATCCACCTTCGCCTGCTCATATTCTTTCGCTGTCATGGGAGCAGCGCCGTCACAGGACGGTACCGAAATCCCCTGTGACGCTATGATTGTCTTCAGGTCTTTCATAGGCATTGCTGCCACCTCCCTTTCTGTTCCGTTCCCAGGTGCGGACTGCGGCCTTCCAGTCCTTCATTTTGGTCTTGCCCAGCATCCAGGCCCGTGCGCTGTAGTAGTCCACGAAGGCATCAGCGTCGATATCGTTCTTCCGCTCCTGACAGTAGGCGGCAACGTCCTCGACGGAAGGAGGGGAAAAGCGCTTTGTTTTTGTCGGCGCTTCAGCGGGTAAAGATATATCTTCTTTTTCTTTATCTATATCTTTATCTATATCTTTATCTGCATTATTATTTTCGTTCTCTGTAGAATCTACAGTAGTATCTACAGGTTCGTCTACAGCAGCCGCTAGGGCCTTTTGTTTCTCCCTCCACCGTGCTTGTGCAAGGCGCTTGCTTTCCCGGATTTTCTCCATGCCTTCAATGTTCTGATGGTCTTCCCACCCCGGAAGATTGATGAAGCCGCTTGTAGTAGTCGATACCATGCCAAGGCGTTCCAGCGCTTGCAGGGCCAGGGTGACGGTGGATTCCTCGAAATCCAGTTCGTCAGCAAGCATCTTCGGGGTGTATGGGATATTCTCCGTCAGAAAAATCATGCCCCCGGAATTGCAGCGCCCCGCCAGGGTCAAAAGCATGACCCATATCAAGACAATGTTGTTCCCATCGGGAAGCCGCCGCAAGTGCTTGATTTTCCGATTGTCGAACATGTCCGTCGTTATCTTTATCCATTTCGCTTCCGCCATGGCCTGCGCCCCCTTTCTACTTTATCGTTTGTGGGTGACAGCCGAACTTCATTCGGCCCTTCTTATAATCATTCATCCGGCGAAGCCCGCCCTCAATGACAGCGGCTTGTGCGTCAATGTCGGCCCGGTTTGCTGCCTTCCGCCGCTCGTTGTCTGCATGGAAAGCAGCGTACCTTTCGCAGCGGGCATGGCATCCAGGGCTTCTGTCCGGGCAGTCCTTGCAGGGCGCATTCATGGCGCACCACCGTCCATTCTGCCGGAGTTGCTTTTCCTGTCCGCTTCATACAGCAGCGCCTTTTTCACTTCCTGGGCCTGCGCTTTGTCGTGGGCATCGCACCCACGCTGACAGCGATACTTCGCTTCGCAGGTGCGGCAGTCGCCGCTTCCCTTCCAGCCCTTGGTCAGGTTCTTGTGCATCCCGGTCACGGCGCATCACTCCTTGCATAGTCCAGGTATTCCCGCTGTTTTTCCGCCCGCATGGCCTGAACAGCCTTGTTTGCAGAAAGTTCAGGATATTTCTGCTGCACCTTCTGCCTTGCCCGCCGCACAGATTCAAAGGGCGGGAAACCGTATACCTCCATGCCACGAAGGAAGAAGTCAACGGAAAGCGTTGAGGTGTCGAAACCGGCGCTATTGCAGTACCTGTTCAGCACCCGGAGATAAAGCAGGCTGTCGCTGCTCCTGGTCTGCTTGTCCTTTTCAAGGATTTCCTTCACCTGTGCCGTGATGTTCTTCAGTTCAGTCACTCTTCACACCGCCCTTTCCGCTGCCTAGTGCAGCGTTTCATTTTTTGCCCGGTTCATGATGTACTTCCCGTTTCCCTCCGTCAGCGCATTGCACCACGGGGAAAGGAAGAAGCATTCCAGCTCTAGCTTTTCGGAGGATTGGTCTGCCTTGTACTGCTTCCATGTCTTGCAGCGCCGCAGCAGCCGCAAATACTCACGGTAGGCTTGCCGCACAATGGCGGGGCCTAGATTTTCGATGTGGGCATTTTTCATGTTCACACCTCACGGATGCGGATGCCGTGAATGTAAAGCATAAGCTTCCGCTTGATAACGTACTCTTTGGTGCGGACACCCTTCGTGTCCTCCACCACTTGCCGCCCGTCCTTGTCCGTGTAGACAAAATCTGCTATGTAGTTGCATTCCTGTTCCAGCAGCTTCCCAGGCTTGAAACATCCCTTTTTCTTGCCCTTGGTGTAAATCTCATTGCAGAATGCTCGCTGTGTCGGAATCAGGATATATTTTACCTGTCGCCGCAGCTCTGCGACCTCGCCCGCCCTTTCGAGTAGGCGAAGTTCACAGAAGCGGCGGTATTCCTTCACGGAATCGAAGGTCATACCGTCCCTGGCGACCTTTCGATTCCCGTACTTAGAACGGGAGTTTACCATCATCAGCGCCTACCGCCATATAGCTCGAAGATTCCTGCGTGGAGGCAGACGGCGAAAATTTACTTTCCACGAACTCATGCCGATCAACAATAATGTCCGTGGTATAGTGCTTCACGCCGTCATTCTCATAGCTTCCCGTCTGGATATGCCCCTCAATGGCAATCTTCGTACCTTTATGCAGGTAGGTCTGGTCGAACTCTGCGCCCTTTCCGAAAGCCTTGCAGCGGATAAAGTCCGCAGCGTCCTGCCCGTTTGCCATACGTGGACGGTTGACGGCAAGGGTATAGCTTGCAATAAACGTGCCGCTCTGCGCCGTGGTGATTTGCGGGTCGGCGGTCAGCCGCCCAATGCCCAGCCATTTATTCATTGGCCTTCACCTCCGCAGGGGGTTCCACGTCGTCAGATACAATGCTGTACTCCGCATCAATGACCGTAGGCGGTACGCTGTACATGTCGCCGGAAATCTCGTTCTTGACGCTTTCGTCCTGCACAACGGCCCGAACGAAGTCCGTTTTCAGGGGCGCATATTTGAGTACCCGCTTCAGGACGGTCTTCTTTGCCATTTCCTCAAAATTAGTCTTCCACGGGGAGAAACTGGAACTGTATGCCTTGCTGTATTTTTCGGCATGCTTTCGTACATCGTCCATGCTCATGACCTCAAAGCCAAAGCCACCAGATTTGGTCTTGAACACCGCATACACCTTGACGGGTTCCCCCCGGTCGTGGTCTGCGGGCTTATGCACAAGCTGGGGATTTAATCCGTACTCGCAGGAAAACGTGTCGTTGGCATAGACCACATGCGCCTGAATGGATTCCACCTCGCCGGAGCGGTATGCCAGATCGATTAGACCCTTATAGCCAAGCTGGAACTGCGCTTCCAGTGTTCCCTTGTTGAGGTAGGGCAGAACGTATGCCTGTCCAAGCGGGGTATTGACTTCCAGACCAAGCTGTGCGCTGGTCATCATTGCGCCAAGGAAGCTCGACGGGGTGCAGCTTGCCAGCTTCGGATTCACGGAGATGGCGGAAAGCACAATCCGTGTGAAGCGTTCTGGCGTAATCACAGACGGCAGGGCTTTCTTGATTTCGCCCTCCATGCTCTGGATGTACTGCTGCATGGTCTTCTTTTCAGGGGACTTCTTCGCAATTTGATTCTGAATTTTGCCTTCCATGGTTTATGCTCCTTTCATTTCAGCCACTCGGAAGACCCGTGCGCTGCTCTCCTTGTAGTAGCCGGAAAGGTCAATCTCCGGGTGGGCCGTATGGAAGCCCTTGATGTCGAAGCTCCTGCGGGTCTGCGACTTCCACGACACCTTGAACCCGTCGCATTCTCCCCGCTCTGCGTCCTCCATGAATGCTTTGACGCTGTTTGCGGCTTCGTCCCGCTGGGCTTCCAGCTCTTTGATTTGCTTACCAAGGGCGATATACCGTTCCAGGTCGGCTTTATACGGGTAAAGGCTAATCTGGGTTGCGGAGCTTTCCGCATAAATGGTGGAAATGGTGCTAGATGTGGCGCTTGTACCGTCCACCGCAGGGGGCGTGTTCGTCTGTACGCACTCCCAAAACTCCTTTTCTGCCTGCATCAGGGCGGCAATCTCGTCCTCATCCCGCTCAACGGTAAAGGTGCGGAACTCCCGGTTCCCAATCAGCACTGCCAGATACCAGCGCTTTTTCCCGGTAATCGCCATGTAATGCACCATCTGCACATAGTAATTGGCAGGGTACTCACCACCCTTGAACTTCATCAGGTTCATTTCGCCGGTGGTCTTGATTTCCAGCCCTGCGTCTTCCCCGACAATGGCACGGTCGATGTTCGCAATGGCCCACGGATAATCATCGTTAAGGTAGCTCTGGTTTTCCCGGCGCACCTTCTTCCCGGTTTCTCCCGAGAACTTCTGCGCCACAAATTCTTCGAGATACGTTCCGACTTCCGTTGCCAAATTCCCGGCGAATCCTGGCACCCGGCCCGTTTTCTCTGCCCACAGGGAATAGGGCGAAGCAAAGGGATGGCATCCGCATACTCCGGCTTGCGTTTTTTCTCCCGTTCCGCCATGTCAGCGGCAGCAGCGCAAAGGCCCTGATACTCGGCAGTTCGTTCGCCTTCTCTGTAGTCCCGTGAGGACATCATTTCATGCGCAAGCCGTGCCGTTTGCTCGTTGATGGTGTAGCCCTTCATGATGGTCAGCCCCTTTCCGGTCCAGCCAAGAACCGATTTACGAAATACACCTGTCCCTTTCCCGTTACCTTGGGTGTGCGGTTGATGGTAATATGTCCGTCGGAGTGTGTGATTGCCGTCTCCTTGATTTCAAACAGCCCCAGTTCCATGCTGCGCTGGGTCGGGCAGTTGTAGGTGGAACCCTTAGTGCAAAGATAGCCCTGCTCACGCAGCCATTGGAAAAGCCTGTTCTGCCCGATGTCCCTGCCGTTCTGCCGCAGCAGCTTCGCAAGCTCTCCAATCAGGATGGAGGAGCTGCTTGCGCTGACTGCATCCGCAAACAACGCCTTGGGTTGCATGTCTGCAATCTGCTTGTCCCGTGCGTCGATTTGGCGCTTGGCAACCAACAGCGCCTTGGAAAGCAGCTCTGCATCCGTCATGCTCTCCTGCCCGGCGATG